CACAATACTTCTGCAAGAATCTGTCATTGTAAACATCGGTGAATGTATCAGGATCAATTTTCTTGTAGCCTTCAATGATAATGAATTCACCAACAGTTACTTTTGTGTCCCAAGACATATCAATATACACTCTGTTGATATGGCGATTAAATCTGAGAGATTGTTTACCGACAAAGAGTTCTTCTGCTAGAGCAACGTTTTGAAACGCCATGACGTATGGCGCAAACGGACCTGTGTTGAATGAATACAAGTCATTCAAAGAAATTTGATATCTTAGATTAAAAAGATTGTTTGTAGAATAGCTGTCACCAATGTCAAAAACATTCATCACACCAACAACCGAATCTGGTACTGTGATGTACTTATTTGTTTTATCTTCTTCTGTGACTGCGTGTGCTAGATAGACTTTTTCTGTTGCGTCATAGTGATAGTCGTAGTAATATTGAAATGCAATCTCTATGCAGTCTTCAACTTGTTCGTCAGCTACGTTTATCTCTAAGAGAGGCGCACCTAGTCTTCTAAGGCAGAATTGTTTGAATTCTTCTCTTGTTGCTGGTTTGCTTGTACTCATTTACTATGCCCCTTATGAATTTCATCTTCTATTTATAATAAGGGAGAAAATAAAAAACCCACCGAGAAGGTGGGTTTTGTGAAGTTTATAATATTAAACTTTAGTGATTTTAACGTAACCTGCACCAGAGTGCGTGACCGGACTGACTTGTATTGTTCCAGCATTAAAATTAGCACCACCACCACCGTAACCGGCGGCTTGGTCATTTGTTCCTGTGCCTCCTCCAGAGTATCCTCCAGCTCCGCCAGAGCCTCCCCATCCACCGTGACCGCCGCCCCCAAAACCACCGTGGGCTGGAGGATTATTTGGAGATGGGCCAAGAATGGCACCTCTACCGCCATTGATAAATGCTCTTGCGGGTAAAGAACCAGCACCAGCGCCATCGGGCGGACCAAAAGCATCACCAGTCAAACCAGCACCACCCGAACCATCACCACCATTCCAGTTTGTGGCACCACCGCCGTTGGTGCCTTCTCCCGGCGGCGACTTGCCGCCTATGTTTCCTGAAGTATTGAAATCCATTCTAGCGTTTATATTTGTTTGGTTAAAAGTGTAGCTTGGCTCTGCTCGATTCGAGCCACCACCGCCAGCAATAGCTATCGGTGTGTTGTCTGATGCTGTTACGAAAGTGCCACCGCCAGCACCATTAAAGCAACCAGGAGAACTAGACTGAGTTCCACCATTATATGCAGTTACATATCCGCCATTGTTTGCTGGCAATTGACCACATAAAATTTTTATAACAGTATTATAAGTTAATGCGTACCTAGTTGTGAATTTTGCACCCCTGCCGTAGCCATTGCTGGGGCTATTATAAAATTGAAGAACAGACGATGCGCCTGCCAATTCAATATCATAGTTCCCGCTCTTAGGAACCGTCCACAATTGAATTCCTGGACTTGACATATTCAAATATGTGCCTGTCCATGCTGGTTGACCAACTGCGGCTCGGGCCGCCGCAATACCTGGTCCGTCTGGACCAACGGTACTCGCATTAGTAAATGTTGCTGTTGTGAATGAATATAATTCCGGATCAGTCGGAGTAACAGAATTACTTGCAGCCGATGCAGGAGATGTTCCGATAGCATTTGTTGCAGTAACTGTAAACGTGTATGCAGTTCCGTTAGTCAAACCAGAAACTGTAATTGGTGACGAAGCACCAGTTCCTGTAATACCACTAGGACTTGATGTTACTGTAAAGCTAGTGATTGCAGATCCGCCATTGTTTGCTGGCGCTGAAAAAGTTACAGATGCAGAACTTGAACCTGCTGTAGCTGTTCCGATTGTTGGTGCGTCAGGCGCTCTAGCACCTGCACCACCAATCATCATTGTTCTAATAGACATTAGGTTAATCCTCCGCCGTTGATTACGAACTCATTAGAAGCAACGCATAGAACCGTGCATACGCCTCTCAATGCAAGACTTCTATTGCCTGTGTTTGATGTACCAGCTTGTCTCAATGTTACGCTACCACCTTCAGTAATAGTAATCGTAGACCCTGAGTTATTGTAGATTGTGAAGTTATCACCAACTGCGAATACACCAGATGGAACTGTCACACCTGCCGTAGTGTTAATGAATCTACCAATATCAGCAACTGTCGCTGTATATGAGCCAGACTGTGCGTTTGGAGCCAATGCTCTCAAATTACCGTATTGGTCATGCACTATGTCTGCATGAACTCGACCTGCGACACCAACACCACCTGTTACGATAATAGTACCTGTCGTGTTACTTGTAGATGCTGTACCACCAACTGCTTCAATTGCACCTAGATACATTGTTGAATACGTTGCACCAGTAAAGTTAACTGTGTTTGATGGTCTGTTAGAGATACCAGAGAACAACTTGAATTTTCCGGAATCACTTGCATCACGAACAAGACCAGAGTACTTAGTGCCACTGGATGTAAATTCACCAATAACACCTAAGTCAAGTACGTCAGCGGCATTGTTTGCACCCAAGAAAATAAGTGGATTATCAACGCTCAATGATGATGTAGAAACTGTGTTACCGCCACCACCAAGTGTAATTGTACCTGTAATCGCTACGTTACCACCAATGTTCAAGTTACCAACAAGACCGATACCCCCGTTAACTGTCAAAGCACCTGTTGTTGTGTTTGAAGATTGGGTATCAATTTCAATATGAATGTTTTGACCTGGAGTAATAACCATCTGTGTGTTATTTGCAGGGTCATCGAAACCGTCAGCAGAGAAAATAATCTTGTTGCCTGTGCCATTACCTGAAGTACCGATAACTAAGTCACCAGACTCTACTGTTCCGATAGGAGCAGAGTACAACAAGTAAGCATCGTCAGCTTTAGTAACACTGAAAGCACCTTGGTCATAGTTTGTTGAGTTAACACCCATAGAAACCCAACCGTCTGCTGTGTTACCTGTAGCGTGAATCGCAATGAATTCTGCGTATGCATTAGCGCCTTCACTCTGGTTGACAATCAACATGTCAACAGGTGCGTCTACTGTTGTGATACCGAATACTTTGTGTGTGTCAGAGTCATCGCCTTTTGATGTTGCCCAAGCCTCTAAGTCACCACCAGCACCAACGTGCCACTCGCCGTGAATGTGATTTGCGTCTACTCTGCCTGTTCCAACTGCATCACCCACTGATGTTAGAATCAAACTGCCGTTTGCTGGATAGTAAACTGCATTGTTTGCACCAGAACCAAATGTAGTATTTCCGAGTAGTGTAGATGTACCAGTAACTGATAAATTACCTGCCGTAAGTGTATTTGTAGATGTGTTATACGTCAACCCATCATCATCTTGTACTCTGCCTGATGCTCCAGCAAGAAGAACACGACCAGAAGTTAATGTACTTACATTAACGTTTGATGCGGATACGTTAGCACTTGCTGTGATTCCTATTGCAGTAAGAGTATTTGCAGTTACTGCATTAGTGTAAATTGACTCGGTTGAATATTCTCCAGGACTAGCCGCAACAGTAGTTAAATCTGTTAATGTATTTGCTATATCGTTATGCGCTTGTCTGAATTCGTTGAACGTATTAGACAGTGCTACGTTTGTGAAAGTTGTCATAGTTATTCTCTCTCTTTAGTAATTTTTAATAATAGATGTTTGATTTCGTTGAGTTCTGACTTGATGTTGTCTACTTCTCCACGAATCAATGCGATTTCGTTCGTACTCTTATTTATATCAGAAATTTTTCTTTTCTGAATTTTGTACTTTAAGAGCGAGTCAATATCCGTATTCAAAATGGCTTTAGAGTTCTTGTCCCTCTCTGTATACCCACGGACAGGTTCTGCAATTTTAATCTTTTCAACTATCATGCTAGTGCTATCCCTCTTAAATCTTTAACTTTTGGTGCATAACTTGGATTGCTAGACAAGAAAACAATCTTAATTGCGAAGTTCTTATACCCTTGGAATGTTCTTCCATCGGGTGTCGTATAAGCAACTGTGTTGTTTAGAACACGGAAAATGTCTTGGCTAGAAGCAACTGTGGAAAATGCAGACTCAACTGTCAACGAAGTGTTATTTGCAATACTAGAAACCACACGTTCTGTTCTAGCAGTACCGACAGCAATTGAATCGCCAATCTTCAAGTCTTCAATGAAGCGAGTAGATGTACCGATAACTGTTGTAGAAACGTTAGAAATTGCAACTGTACCAGCAAGCAATTCAGAACCGCCTGTTTTTACTGTAGATGGCACAACATACTTTTCTTCTTTGTACTCATTTTGATTGAGTGTGAAGGTTTCTGTGCCAACTAAGTCCATTGGAGTATAGAACTTATCGTCAAATGCATCTGTGTCATTTTCATTCAACAGTTTACAGTAAACTTTAATCGATGTTCCTGGTGGTCTGTTAATCTTCAAGTATGTCACCAAGTCTGCGGCTTCAAATCCGTCATTCAACGTCACAACTTTAGTGATGTATCTAGACTGTGAAGAATAAGGTCCTACTGGATTCTCTTCATTGCGAGTTGTCATTGCTTGACTGACTGCATTAGATGTAGTGAAATTATTTTTAACAATCAAATGTACGTTGTTTGTAACGGCTGAAACTTCACGATATTCATCACCGAAGTATGCATACTCACCAGGGAACACTTGTGTAGTAAAACTTGTGCCAGTACCAACAACAACATTATTACCAGAGTTGTACGTGATTGTTCCAGAGACAGCAGTTTCATCTAAATTATTGATGATGTTTTTGTCAAAGTGGAACAAGATGTGTTCGTTGTCAATGTATGGACTGATATACTTATTTGTTGTAGATAATGTTGCTCTGACTAACAATGACTTAAAGCTAGATGCTGTCTCGGATGCTGTTGTAGAAATTTGTTTTCTAGAACGTAACACCAATCTTTCGTAGTTTTTGATTGTTGTATAATCAACATCAACCGCAAATGTGCTATCAGAAGTTTTAATGTCATACTTGATATTAGTTCCAGCAAGAACTTGATCTGCAAAAGATGGTGTCAACGCATCATACGTAAATGCAGTAGTTGTTGGAATGTTATTCCAGTACGCAACTTTAGAAGTGGTCGTATCGAATTCTGCGATCCTCATAGTAAACTTCATGTCGATGTTTTGCTTTACACTCCATGTCTTATCGTTAGACGATGAGAATAGAACACCACTATTATATGCAGATTCAATTCTTGTCTGCTTGTCTGGTTCTGTAATGTCAATCGCACCTAATTCAGCAACCCAAAGTGCATAGTCTGGATCATTGTTTGATGGTTTAACTGTGAAACAGTAATCAACACCAGGACTCAGATAGATAGGATTCTTGAATGAAAACTTTGTTGCAGTAGTTGCGTCTACACTTACATTAATGTTTGGATTCTTAACGACTGCATTATCTCCATCACTAATTAATTCTGGTGATGGAAACCCATTGTCGAGTTCACGCACTTCAACTGTAACGTATGCGTCGGCCGATTGTGACTTTGTTCTAAAGAATAAATCGATAGAAGTTAAATACATGCCACGCTCAAACGTATTTGGATCAACAAAGAAACTTTGTGACAACGGATCCCAATTTCGTGGTGGCGCAGGTTCTGGTATAGTTACTCTACCAGTCTCAACCCTTGTTTCTGAAATTGTTCTTCTGCCCAATGATCGTTGCGTATTAAACGATATGTTATTAAACGGCCTAGAATTAATCGAAAACTGTGCAGTCTTTTGTAGAATACCCTGCGAAGTAATGATGTTTCTTGCGCTTGTGAGTGTCGTGCCTTCTGAATTTGTTGGACTGTCTGTGATTTTAAATTCACGTTGACCAGTGTAAAATTTCTTAGATGGCACTTCAAACAACAAATAGATTTCACCGTTCTTAACGGTTAATGGTTGTGCCGTGTTTGCACCATCAGCAATTGCTTTCCATGTGACATTTTCATCTTCTAGAACGCCAGCGTTAGTGAATTTATTCAACGTCTGTAGAGTAGAAGTACCTAGCAATTGAATTTGGAAACAATTTGCAGTAACGTTAACACCATCAAAGAATGCGTATACTCTAGCATTGTTTTTCAGACCCTTAGCGTAAATTACGAATTCACGTTGACGCATCCATAGTGCAACTTCTACACTAACAACTCTATCGAAAGAAACTTCTTGTTTACTAGCTGCCGCTTGGCTACCAGATGCTATTCTCTCAAATGCTTCTTGTGTTACTGTGCGTAATGCAGTAGTAACATCTTGATTTCCCTGTCTTGTCGTTTGCTGTTGTGTATCTGCTGTCTGTTGTGTGCCGCCAAGCCATCTCTGATTTAACGGTGCAACTTCTGTGTTCCACGCTTCAACTAATGCTTTCCAGTTGTCTGCGCCTTGGTCATCATTGTACACTCTTGCTTGAGTCGGATCATTTACTGTATCAAAGAACGTATCGCCAAATGGCATAACTGATAAATCACCAGTCCAGATAAAGTTTAATTCTTCAGCAAGTCTTAGTTGTCGAGAAGCATATTGTTGTTGCAGGCCAGGCGCTGGAACTTCAGTATACGGCAACATAATTTTGTTACCGACTTGTAGTTGAGTTGTTGAAGTAGTTGTGCCCGTAGTCGAGTAACGAAGACCCACAGTATTTGAGTTATCTTGTAGTGCTGTTACGAATTTATTTTTCTTGTCAATAGCACAATCTTTAGCATCATTAGATGTAGATGCTATTGCCCAACCAGTAAATGGATCAACAAGAATACCATTTTTAAATCTATCAAGACCATCGCTATCCAATTCAGTCGTGTCTGTTGCTTGTTTCTCTAAGAAACTCAATGCAGTGAAATACTCAAGTCTTTCGAGTCTTTCATTCATACGTGCAACTTCACGCATTGTAAATCGTTTGTTCTTCAACAATTTGACCTGAACATCTTTTGGTAAAGATGGATATGCTGGAATAATCAACTCCGCAATCTCTAACGTGTCTGGTTTTGTTGGTGGTGATTCTGCTCTCTGATTACCAGCTTGTGCAGGCACTCCATCATTGATACCGAATACGCCAGCATTGTTGATGTATACTTTTGAAATTCTACCTTTGTAGTAAATCAAGTCTGCATCAAAGTCTGAATTCGATTGTGGAACACGAAGACCAAATGTAGGCACTTGATATGTACCAACATCAATAGGATTCAAAGCTGTATTTGCAGTCTTGATTGGCCTAAAGTCAATCGAATCACGAAGACTAAAAACTTTCTTAGTCGTAGGACTTGTGAATGTAGGAATGTCACCAGTTGTGATTGTAGTATTTGATGATACATCATCATTTACTGGATAAGAGTCAACTGATGCATAACCGACACCTTGAGATGTGTCATGCACAAAGTTATCAAATACTGCTAACAATCTACCAGAAGGAACAAATCCTGGCACTGGGCGAATTGTTCCATGCTCGTATGCATAGTCACGCTGTCCGTTGTCTAGTGTAAAACTAGAAGTAACATTTGTGTTTGCTGTACTAGCGGCAACTGCGAATGACGATGATTGATATACAGCGTGTAGTTGATAGATATCACCTAGGCCTAATCCAAACGGACCAGACAATCCGTTAGGATGTGTGTTTGGATTAATATTTGCTTGCGTCTGGAAATTCAACGTTTTGATTTTTTCTCTAGCATTTGATCTATCCATTGATACAATAACGTCAGCAGTAAATGTTGCGTTTTCTTGAATATCAATCGATGCAGTGCCTGGAGAAGTAACGTTAACAGTTCTTGTGCTTCCTTTTCCGCCATTTGCAGAAAGAGACAACACCGTTCCTGCAGGTATAATCTTTGTATGTGCGACACCAGAAGCACCAGCACCGTGCGCTGTTGCTAAAGTTAGTGCAGTAGAACTTTCAATAGATGCAATTCTATGTGTAGTAGTTGATCCAATTTTAATTAAATCACCAACGTTGTATTGCGATGTAAATAATGTGCCGACTCCCGTAACAGCAGTATTTGCCGCACCTACAGTAACAGTACCAGTCAACGCAGAAGTTTCTACGTTTGCGCCAGCATTGTTAACGACAACCATGTAGAAATCGTTTTTCTGTGTGGCATTTAATGTGTCAGTACCAACGAATGTTTCTGTAACGGCGTCAGTCGCAACTGTCGCAACACCAGATGTGAAAGAGACCGTAAATCTTTTCTTGAATCTGAAAGCAGTTTCAACGTTTTGTGATGTATCACGAACAGTTTGAATTGCGTCATATGGCAACGGAAAGATCATTGTGTCAAAAGACGTTTCTTGCAAAACAGCACCAGCAGATGTTGTTACAATATCGGCAAAACGTTTTGGTGTTGCAGAATCATAAACAGCACGAACATCAGAAAAAACTTTGCCCGTGTTCATCGCAATTTCATAGATGTACAAATAATATCTTGCGTCAGCAGTGCCCTTAGTACCACTTACATATTCGATTGAACGAACTCTAGCAGTACCGATCAAATTTCCAGTGACTGATGCTGTTGAGTGTGCTGAGTTTGTGATAACCTGTTGCGGTGTGTCATACAAATCAACCAACGTTGATTCCATAACGTCCCATGCACCGACCAACTCTTTAACTTCAATGTATTGTCCATAGTTAATTTGAGTTTTTGTTTGTTCTACGTATTGAGTGTCTAGACCTTTTTCTAGTTCAATTTGCGTTTTTATAATAATTTGATTTCTATATCCAGACACATAAGATGTAAATGGATCAACTTCAACCATAAGTAAATCTGAGTTACCACCTTCCGCAGAAGTGTACACACCAGTGTCTGCGCCAGATGTTGTCAAGTGTTCACGAACATAAACGATAGGATCGGACAATGTGTAGTTACCAGATTCTTCTTGTGTGCGTTTTGCTAAAACATCTTCTAGTTTATTGTCAACAGTAATTACTTTTCTTTTTCTAGCAACACCGCCTTCAACTTCAGTGATTGTGATGAATTCGTTTTCATCTGTAGTAGTTGCATCTAACGCAATTTTAGTGAGTGTCGTATCAATCTTCAGTCTATCAGCACCAGGTGCTTGAAAGTTTGGCGTACCCTGTGCATTGTCAACAAGTGACTGATCTTCAATATAATCAACAAATGATTTTGATGGAACTAAACCAACTCTATATGATGGCTCATTCGTGTACTTGTCGAGAATAATTGTCTGACTTGTATGCTTAACAAAGTGATCTGCAACATAGACAACACCTTCAGATACAGTAATCTTAGAACCGTAATCATAAACTTGTTCTGTGGCAAGACCTTCATCAACTACATTTCTAACTGCGTTTGTTGTAGCGGCAACAGCGTATGCTCTGCCAGTCGTATTTGCAGTGAAGATTGTTTCTGAGTTTGTGAATTTAGTATTTGCAGTAAAATCTGAAATTGCAGTAATATTAAGTACTTGATTTGCACCAGTGCTTAATGTTGTGTTTGCTGATGTTACTGTAAGTATACCACTAGTGTTAGAAACAAAAATTTTGTTTATACTAGTAATTGGGTCTGTATAAAATGCTTCAATCGTAGCAGTATTACCTGTCGAAAAGGTAATCGTGTTTCCAGTTGTGAGCGTAGATGGCGCAACGTTTACTGTCAGAACTTGCGTTCCATTTGTTGCATAGTTGATGAATAGTGTTTTTGGGTCATCACCATCAATGTCTGTAACAAGTCCACAATATGCTTTGATGCCACTGTTTGCGCCATAGAATATGTTGTCTTTAAAGTCTGTAACATCAACTGCACTGCCATTGTAGTTAGTTTGAAGTTTTAAGAAACTTAAATTTAAATCTAAATTCTGTTCGCAACCATCGACTAGTGCGCCTTGCTTGAAAAAATATTCAGCAAAGCGTCTAGTCTGCACCTGTTGAAGAGTTTGTGCTTGAGTGAGTTCTCTAGCCTGAACAGCACGTCCAGGACGATAGAGAACCCGCACAAACTTTTTATCTTCATCATAATCATCAAAGTATGGACTGGTGTCTAAGTCTACACCACCAGGATTTGTATTTGCCATTTATTTTTCAAGCCTACGTTTTTTAAAAAAGATTAGAATTGAATAATTAGTTTAACGTCTTCAATTTGGTCAGCCGCTCTAGAGATTGGCACACGATTTTCGACATAGATAATGTCGCCGCTGTATGGTTGTAAGCCTGGTGTTGTGATTGCCGCAATTGTACCTGAAGCGGCTGATGTGCCACCAGAAACGCTTGCTGTGTTAGCGAATGGAAGGTTCAACGGCAACGTAGTGAACAAGTTAGGTGTTGTAAATTCAATAACGCTTGCTGTGTTAGATCCGCTAGTGATAGTTTCATCTAGTGCAAATGTGCCAGAGATGCTGGACAATTGATATCTAAATGACTGTCTGAAAGAAGATGCAACTGCTCTTGTAGTTGTGCCATACAAGTACGGATCACGAACGATACCAACTTGACGGAACTCGTTAGCTGTAGAGAATGTATTAGATTCTGTGCCGTCTAAACGAACGTTAAGCATGATGTACTTGCCACCAAGTTCTTCAACTGCATTCGAGCCGTGGCCACCTTTTGGTGAAATTACAGCAGTAGCGGCAGCGGCACCAGAAGCGAATGTAACTTGCGCTCTTGTGTATCCTGTACCAGGATTTGTAATCGTAACTTCGGTAACAACACCAGCAGTAATTGTTGAGTTTGCTGTAGCGCCTGTACCATCACCAGTAATAGTAACTGCTGGCGCTGAACCGTATGCTGAACCACCAGCTGTCACGTTAACTACGTGAATGCCACCATCAATTGCGGCAGTTTGAACGTCCCACTGATCTGTTCCATCGTCAGACACTAATGTTTGAACAGGAATGTAATCATTCGTCAAGAATTTCAACGCTTTAGCAGTTGTGACTGTGTACATGTATTTCCAGATGTATCCGTCAGCGGCTGTAAATGGCGTTGTGGATGTACCTGTTGGCTTTGTCGTTGATGCTGTTGCGCCGGCATTACCCAAAACTTTATACACATTAAAGTCTTCAGTAATTACATAAAAATCGTCAGACTCAAGCAAGTTTGTGTCTTGGTCATCATATCTGTCATAGACTGTACCAGAAGTCCAATTATATCTTGGAATAGCGTGTGTTACGTCAGCAGTAGTAATACGCTTTGCCGCATACATGTCACGCCATGGTGTGTACTCAACGTTAGCTGTAGAGTTTACTGGTGTTGGTGGGTTGTTATCATCTGGGAATGTCGTGTTCTTACCGATGAACAAATACATGATAGTATTTGATGTTTCAGAAAATGCTTCTGCGAACTGTTCTGCATTGTGTACTCTGAATTTTGTGGTTACAATTGATGCCATGTGGTTTTCTCCTTGTGAATACTGTACTTAAAGTTGTTTTTCATTTACTTATTTATACAAAGTTTTTTTAAATTTTGTGAATTCTACGCTTGTCTACCATTATTTAGAAGTCTATTTTATGCTGGAATCCTGTATGCAACAACACCACTAAATGGACTTGCTGGTAACCTATCTGTTGTCATAAATGTGGTATTTGCAATGCTCTCTACTATGAAATACTCATTATTTGCAACAAATACACCACCCACAGCAAAGCCGAGCGGCAAAGACTCGTTAGAAAAGTCTGTTCCAGAACCAATCACTATCGGAACTAAATCTGAAAGCAATGAATCATCAACAACATCGATTGCAGTTGTGCTAAATGTTGAAAGCGGTAATGTAGAGAATCCTGCGTTAGCAGAAGAAACTGTTCCTACAATCTTTACGTATGATGTATAGTCTGATGCAGTATATAATGACGGATAAGTTGTACCGAATGTCTCGCCGCTTAATGGTATGTCATATAGTGTGCCCGATATAGCATAGTCAGCCAATGCTGAAACTGGCAAGTCACCATATGGCAATGCATATCCATCAGATGCGCTTTGAATATCAACCCGTGTTTCATTTCTGAAAATATCGGTTGGGTTTCTTCTAGCAGACTGACCACCAGAATATGGTGAAGTTGTTGCTTTGATTGTCGTGTCATATACTGTATCTAAGAACGCATCGAATGTAATGTCGGACAACGTAGATATCGGAGTAGATTCGTAATCCGACAACAATGCATCGCCATAAATTCTAAATCTGAATCCGTGTCCGTCTTGTCTGACAACAATTTCTCTGTCAACAGACAGGTTGTTCAACTCTGTAGTTGTTGCAGGAATTATCTTAATGTATTCTTGATACTGTTTAGGTTGTGAATTGTATATTGAATCAAACGTTGATGTTTCGTATGTTGTTGATATGCCTTCATAGATACTCTGCGGCAACAAATCAGTGAATGTTTGATCGGATACTTCAGCTATGCCAACATCACCCAAATTATTTCTGTATAAGTAAATTAGATTTTCGGCTGATGCAACTGATTGCGGAACTGCCGCAGAAAATACAACAAACGCCTCAACGTTTATGTCAACTAAACTTGATGGCGATACAATATATTCATCAAAAAATGTATTTGCATATGTTACAATAGGAAGTTCAGCAAACTCAGATAATAAAACTGAGCCATACTTCTTCAACGTAATTGCATGATTTGTTAATACATACTCTTTACTGATGTTCAGAGATGATGTTTCAACAACTAATACAGGCAACTCACGTTGCATTTCAGTTGACATAGATATGCCAACATCATTGAGTGTAAGGAAGATTGGTATTTCAGTATCAATGTCCAAATTCTCAGTAACAATAATAGATTCTAAAACGGGTATTGTTCCGCTAACAGCAAATGTTTCGTATTTGAGTCTTGTTGTTGTTGATAGCGTAGAAACATCAATCGTATTGTCGATGAATAGATTGAGTAGAGACTGGTACGCTGGATTCTCAAAATACAAATCGCTAAATCTTACGTCTTGCAAAACAGAAATTGGTGTTGAGCCAAAGTCATCACCATAGACACCACCTGTTGAAACTATCGGCAAATCGCCATATGTATTTTGGCCATATCCAGGAACAATATCAAATTTCGAAACAACAAATTTTGTTGCAGGCAGTGCCGTAGAAGATGAAGTAACATCCAACTCAAATGGAGTCTGAATAACAAACGAATGTCTGATATCGCCCTGATTAATTACAACACCAACATCCGTGATTCCCGTTTCGTCATCGCCTTCAGGAACCAAGTGTATAACATACTCTTGAACATCAAGTAAGTTTGTGCTAATGTTGACAACAGGCGGCTCAACTTTTACAGTCCAATTAATACTAGAATATTCATACTCTGCACCAACTGTAAGTTGTGTGAATATCTGAACAAGCATTCTTCGAATATTTTCAGCATTCACTAATGATGTAGAAATATCAATGTTGTTGAGAATCTGAATTTCACCAAAGTAAATCAAACCAGCAGGGTGAATGATTGACTTCAGCGTGTCTGAGTATGTTTGGAATGTTAATCCACTCTTAATAACGTAAGAGTAGTCTTGATAGAAAAATGAGTCTTGAATAATCTTATAATCAATTTTACCATCATCGCCTACAAAAAAGCCTTCTCTGACACCAAGACCTGAAATGGTAGGCACTAGATTTGCATTGCCGTCACCAATTGTATTTGCAATTGCATTTGCTGTAGTGTAGTTGATACCAAAATTTGTAATCTCAACTGCACGAATTGAGCCAATACCTGTAATGTTATTAGATGTGTCAACTGTGACGTTTGCGCTCTTACCTTGAATGTTTGTTGCAATCAAGTTTGCGCTAGAACCAGTTGTTGTATTAACAGTGATTGTTGGTAAATTTGCTGAAGTGTAGCCAGTACCAAAATTAGTCAACTCGATGCGCTTAATTGCGCCAAGCACAGCCCAATCTTCATTCTTAATAATGTCATCGTAGCTTCCGTCAGCTAACATTTGTTGACCATCTTCAAAGAGAAGGTCGTATGTCGTAGATTCTACAACCGAAGCAATTCGCCCAGCCGCATTCGCACCAGCGCCACCAGTAAAGTTAAGAGTATTTCCAACGCCGTAGTTAGAACCAGCATTGCTAATAGTAATTAATTTATCAGACAACAAACCCAAAGATGTGATTGTAGTGTCTTGTAATGTGATTGTCGGCTTCTTGAAATAACCTTCGCCTCTATTGATGATAGATACTTTAGAAATTTCACCAACATTAAATGTATTTGCGCCAGACGTTACTGTATATGTGTTTGCTAGTTCAGTGACTCTTATGATGAGTCCTGATCCGCCAGTTCCCGAATTATCAATTGTTGCATTTGTATTTAATTGATATCCTTGTCCAACTGTGTTAACTGTCAACGCAGTAATCGGAGACTCTTTAATAGAAGACACTCTAGCTTGTGCTTCAGAACCATCGCCAGTTGTCGTGATAACATCACCAACTTCGTAGCCTGATCCGCCATCAATAATTGTTATGCCAGCAATAATACCATAAATTGATGTGGTTAAGTTCGTGTCGTTAATGTCTTCAATGTCTTCATTGGCAAGGAATGTACCGCTGGCAAGTTTCAAAGTCATCTCAGCGACTTCAATTGATCCTATGAAGAATTTTTTAATGTCAACTACGTTAGCAAGAAAGCCTGAAGTTTTACCACGAATTGTTTTGTTTAGAAATAAAAATATATCTCTATTGAATTGATTGCCTAAAGCATTTATACCAAATGCTGATGCTTCTGTTCGAATGATCTGAGTCTTTTCGAAATTACCATCAGACACACGCAGAACATCTTCGCCTGGATAATAAAACTCTACGTTTTCGTTGTATAATAACTTGAAAAGAAATCGATATGAATCTTCGTTACTTTTAGATTGAAAAAATTCTTTAAACTTTAAAGCAACATTTCTTTTGTCGCCGTTGAATGTAATCGGAATACTAGGAAATAATTCATCTTTCAAATACCCAATGTAGTCATCAATGGATGTTTCAATATTACGATAGTCTAATATTTTTCCTGTCTTACGTATAACGTTATCTCGAACAACAGTTACAGTTGCGGTTGCTCCAGATGTTTGTCCAGTTACAGTTTCCAATAAATTGAATGGTGTTCTGGTATCAACTTGTACAATCAATTCACCAGCAACAACTTCTTTAACAATTGCTGTTGCGCCACCAGCAGAAATAATAGTTTCGCCACGAACGAATGTTCCGACTGTGCTTATTATTTCTATTTTGGTAGTTTGCATCCATTCATAGTATGCTTTCATAAACAACAAAAACTTTTCGGACTCGACAGCCATGTCGCCCGAAAGTATTGTGTCTATGCCAAATGATGGCTTGAATTTAGATTCTGACATTTTTATGCGGTATATCTATTGACTAAGCTAATTGAGTTATCATCAACCACACTAACTGAAATGTCTTCATCTCGAATAGAAATGATTTGACCTCTTAATGGAAGTATGTCTTTGTTTTGTGGAAATGCAGTTATCTTTAATGTTGTACCACCATCATTGAATGCAGTTGGTGCAAAGTTTGTTAGAATAACTTTACCTGTTTCATAATTAATATTTCCTGCGTTAACAGAAACAGGAATGTTTTCGATACCCAAAACTCTATAGATACGAATTATACCGTTGTTGTCTTCTAGAAAACAGTTTGAAAAACCACCAAATGTGAATGCGTTTGATGTTATTTTATTACCTACACCACTTGGTTGTGTTGATGGTCTATTGTTTGTTGCATTGTCGATTGCATTAGAGAAATTGATTTCATATCGTGTACCAACGCCCAATTGAACGTCAAGTTCTTTTCTCATTTGTGCTGTTAACACGTTACTTAAAATAGAACGTTCTGCAACATCAATCAATCTCGATAGTTTAGAATATCTAAAATAAGTGCCAAACGTATCAATTTCTGTATCGTTATAATTTTTTATGGTGTCTGTAATTAAACCCGAGATTGTATCTGCCGAAAGTGATGTTTTCTTTGCATCATAGTTTACCACACTTGATATAGTAACGTATAGAAACTCTGGGTCAACAATCTCAGTTTGTACTGTTAGAATTTTCTTAGGATTAATTACCGAAGTAATTAAGTTTTGTTTTTCCGTTGCAGTCAATACAGAACCTGTTGTCGGTTTGATTGCAATGAATACTTTTCCGTATGTAGGCGGATCATTGTCTTCACCACCCCATACAACAACTGAGTCTACAGTTGGTTGCGCTAACAACAATGATCTGTAGTCTTCGGCAGTAACTGCACGATTTTGTGCTTCATATGATTTTGGAGCATTGAATTTAATTTGTGCTACGGATTCTCTAGCTGAACCACCAGATGCTGGACTAGATGCAGTAAAAGTTGCAGCCGTAACGTTTGTAATTGTGTCTGAATATGTCAGTGCGTTAATGTCATTTGCAAGTGCGCCATTAGACACTAGGTATCGAATGACTAGAATGTTTCCGTTGCTTAATGCTGTGCCAAAGACACCATCACCAAACTTCAATTCGTACAGTCCATCTTCAGCTTCTTGTAAGAAGTACACCAATGATGTTGAGTCAATTTCAACCAAATTTTCTGATGGCGTAAATGTTCTTGTTGTACTGTCTACAGCAGAGTTTAAGACTGTTACATTTAATGTTGTGGTGTCTACTCTTGAGTTTGGAATCAAAAATCTTTGATCCGCATCGGCAGTCACAACAGTATATCGTGTTGTGATAAGTGTGCCTTCTTTGAGTGTGATAGTATCAGAAAACACACCAGCGTTTGAGAAGATTGTTTTTGAATTGACGTTTAAGAATTTATACGCAACTCCGTCAATTGAGCCATTGAATTCTGTGAACTCTGGAATAGTAATGCTAGATGGCGCATTAGCAACTGTGAGTGCCAGTGTACCTGTGATAGATGCTGAAGATGTTGAACGAGGAACATAATTCAACGAATTTGCTAAGTTAACAACTGAATTTCTTTTTTGTGCTGTTGAGAGAAACGCCTCAGACGCTACCATGTTTAGATAGAACGAATTGTAGTAGGTGTTGTATGCCAACATATCCAGAAGAACCGAAATACCAGCACCATCAAAGTTGTAATCTCTGAATTGATCCTGTGCTTGCAAGTATCTTTTGAAGTTAGTTTTAATACCTTCAAAGTTGAGTTCATCTACTCTTAAATTATTGTCTATGGCCATTTTATGCCGCCCTCGTTAACGATGTTGATATAGAACCGGCTCTATTGATGTTTTTTATAATATAAGATATGTTTAATTCGATTGCATTTTCTTCAAATGTGATATCAACTTCACTGACAGAAACTCTAGGTTCATTTTTGCCGATTGCTTCAATTATTTCTTTTCGCAGATTGTATTCAGTAAATCCTGGTTCGTAGCTAAACAAGTAATCGCCGATATCGCATCCATACTGAGGATTAAAGGGTCGTGTGCCCTTCTTTGTTCTAATCAAATTCATCAACGATCTTTTGATTGCCGTTTCATTTATGATCGGTCGAATGTCTCCACTCACCGGATGGGGAGTGAAGTCTAGAGATAAGTCTTTGTAGAATGCGATTTCTGCCATTTTTTTCTTTTATTTATGTTGTTTGTTCTGCCGTTTTGGAGTCCTGAATTTCTTTTCTTCGTTCTTTTGCGACTTTTGTGAACTCAGCCAACGCTTTTCTGGCTCTTGTTCCTGCTGATTTGTTCTTTTTGTTCTCAAATTTGTCATTCTCTGCGAGATATGATTCAAATAAATTTACTAAGTTTTCGTGATTCGTCATTATTATTTCCTTATAAAGTATTGACATTTGCTTGACAGTGTGTTATATTACTGTGTAGACTGTGATTTTAGATATATTAAGCCTCAAGTGCAGGAAGAGTCTTTGCAACAGCAATTTCGGCGTCTTGCAGTATGTTCTTTTCTTCGAGTGCTTCTATTCTAAGAATTAATTCTGTGAGGGTTGTATCGTAAAGACTGTCTCGTAAGGTTAAATCTGTGTTTGAACTGATTGTGACATTATTTCCAGTTAAAATTAAATCCGCATTCGAATTTATTGTAGAATTTTTTGCGTTTAGCACCAAGTTTTTGTCTGTTTCAATCGTGATGTTGCTGTTTGCTGTTTGCCATACAATATCGCTTCTATTCGTAACAGTCGCAAAGTTTCTTATTGTGCTTGATTCTGTGCCAAAGTATTCTAACGCTTCTTCTGGTATTGCAGGAAGATAGCCTAGAATTGCAGGCTCTTGTGCAGATAACGCATCTAGAAAAAACCCAAAGACCCAATCACCCAGTTTCGGTGCACCATACAGATTCGGTGTATTCAAAGGGTGAATAGCTAACGCCCAAGGCAAATCTTCAGTCGGAACTAAATTTGTTTTCTTTGCTGGATGATAACCAAAGCATCTGACTTTACATCTACCGAGTGTGAGTGGATCGTTGATATCCTCAACAATTCCAATCCACCAAATAAAGCCGTCATGCCCAATAAAATTTTTCATAGTTTGTCTAATTCTGATGTGTCTACTGCGCCTGGAGGAACATTGTCTTTAATCCAAGTGAGTAATTGTTTTTTCACATCAAGTTCTTTCTTTGCAGGCTTTCCTGGTTCTTTAAGAGTCAAATACTTAAAGTCTTTAATGACAGGATTGCCTTTCTTGTCTTTGTATGCTTTATTTGTTTTTGGGTCAACAATAAAGATTGTATTCTCTGGATTATTTAGAATGACGTAAATACCGCCTTGTACTGAAGGTGGCATAGCAGTTGTCACTAAGTTATATACAGTCTGTGCCGCACCCGCATGAGTCGCAAGCAGAATGTCTTCTGGCACAACTCTTGCTCTTGATTTGTTATTCTTGATTGCAATCTGATAGTTAGTCAAAACCCACGATACGTGAATGTTCTTTGGCTCATATCCAGCGGCAAATAGTTTTGGCAGAACATCTGTCATGTCTTCAACTTCTTTGAATGTACTGTCAAAAATAAGATTTGGCAATTGCCCTTTTTCAGCGCCAGCAAGCATCAAGTCTAACGTCTTGTTCTTTACGTCAGTCGCACGAATGAGAACGTGTAGAATGTAAACATGAGTTGGAGTCTTAAGATTCAATTCACCCATCTTTAAATTCTTGTCAGTCAATTCTCTTTGAATAAGTTCTTTATCTTTCTCAGAAATCTTGTCACCATATTTGTCGAGCAAGTCCTGAGTTGTGAATTTACCAAGCGCATCTAACTTTTGAAATGCAATCTTTAATTCATCAACGTCACGTATCTTAAACTCAGACCCTTGCATAAAATGTTGAACAGCAAAACCTTTACCAGAGCCAGCGCCACCAGCGAGAAACACAATCTGTCCATACTTTGCGCCATTGTTGTAAAGAATTTGTTTCTCTACAAGTTGAGTCGCTTTGTAGTCTTTTAAATCTACGTACTCTGAAAATTTAAGTTTTAAAGTCATTTAAAGTAACTCTCTTATAGGTATTGTAACTCTGACAAATCTTTTTGTGTCAAGTCGTTTTTATTGAAATCCATAGGAATTGAACCCCTAGACAATTCTAGCTTTTTAATATAATTTGTTAATGTGATATTATGTTTAACGCCAAACACAAAATATTTGCCAGAGTGATACTCATCGGATAAAGGATTAGATTTACCTGGAAGCATTTTTTTCTCTAGTCCACTTGGTGCTATAAAATTCACAACATGCCCTGCACCAATGTTGTTTGTTGCGCCTTGAATATCAATTTCTATCTTAAACATGTTCTTAGATAAACTACCAAAGATATTAGTCTCTAGCCAATTGCTACGTTGGACTGTATCATTTAAGTACGGAGATGAAAAAACTAATTTTCTACCTTGAATCTCATTGTCATTGGTGTTATATGTGTTAAAAATATTATTCTTGTCTAACAATTTATTTGAGTAAAAATCTTTAGTTAGCTTGTTTTCTTTTGAGTATCCAACATTGTTCACTGTGTGATTTCTTTTAATTGGATCAAGAGATGTTATTGTGGTATTGTAGTGTCCAAACAGCATTAATTCCAAATGATTGAAGTTATCTTTGTGTGTGAATCTTGCCGCACGAATGTAATTTGGTTCAATTTTGCCATCTTGATTCGGATCAAAATATATATTATGCACACCATAAGTTGTCGAATCTTCAACTAGTTTATCGTAACTACCAAAATAATGAGTTGCCGCAAATGGTTTTCCATCTGCATATGTACCAATAATTGGAAAAAATCTTTCAAAAAACAAATAAAACTTAGAGTTTGAACATGCTCTTTGCGCCATCGCCTCAATTGCTTTGTGTGGCATTAATCCTGTCGATATGAATGGCGTTGTCAATGTTATTCTTGGGTCTTCTAATATCAAATCATTTTTTGACATTTCACTAAACATAGATTTGACTGCACTTGCAAGCGATGTGTTTTTGTAACTTCTAAACAAATTCTTTTTCATCGAGTTTACAAAACTTCTAGATGAGAAATATAACGCATATCTTGCACCCAAACTGTCCATATTGACTGTGTGTGCGCCAATCTTATTGATAATGAAATCTTCACGCCAAAGCAATATATCATTCGTGATTGGTTTAGACAATTTTACAACTAATCGTTCACCACCTTGCAGTTGGAATTTTTCTATACCACCACCAATGTCAGTTAATATGACTGCACCAACTACAGAAGATGAAAACACATTCTCATCAATCTCTATACTTTCAAATGAATCAAGCAAAGAAATTGTTAATCCTTGTCTTGTTATGATTGAAATTTCATTGATAATGAAAGTTCCGCCAATGTTTTTACGAACAATGTCGGTTTTGTTTAGTGTTAAATCAGCACTCTCAAATCCTATATCATCTTCCGATCTTCCGAAAGGATTAGGCAAATTATAATATTGTGAAGTTGACATATTTTAGATGATTGGTTTGCTCAGAATTGATCTTAATCCAGATTCAACTAAATTGATTGAACTTTTATTTAAAATTTTAATTCTGGATTTGTTTATGTTCAATCTCAATTCGTACTCATATACAGTTTCCGCACTTCTGTTATTTGTCGCCAAATTTGAATATTCTATTACATCAATTATATTTTTGTCTGCATCGTAGTAATATTTTGTTGTAGACAATGTGTTCTGTAGACTGCCATATTTGGATATAAGATATTCATTAAACGCCTCAGAATTTCTAGGCCAATCATCATAGATGCTATGAACACCATTAGTCAGCATGATGATCCAATCATATCCTGGATCTTCATAAAATTTATATGAAATGAAGTCTGGACTTTCTCCATTGTTAACAACATATGGTGAATAAGAGATTGATCTGTATTGCGTAAGAAAGTCTTTTATCTTAGTAACTACATTGATATCAATCGCTTTTAAGAAATTGTAGTCATCGACTTTGTATGCAATTTTGGGGTAGTATGTGAATATACTCATATTAGAAAATCGTTCTTTCTGTGCTAGTATGATTAGTTGACATAAAATCTGCTGTTGGTAATGTCGTTTCTCTTAAACCAATAGTCAGTGTTACTTCTGATGGATAATACTTACCGCCAGTAGGGGCACTAAAGAAAACCATTTTATTTTGTCCACCATAATCAACTTGTACGTTTTCTATAACACAATATCCACTATGAAAAATTTCTCCCATACTAATTTTTGAATCTGTGCCTTCGCCCGTATCAGTCTTCTTCAAAAGAATTTGAAATTGGCACATATCTGGATAACCGAAAGAAAAATTACCAGAATTCGAACCACCGCCAATTGCATCACGATCAACACCAGTAATTTCTCTAATTTCGGCATCAGACAAAACCGTTGGGGCGGCATCTTGTGTTTGTTGATCCTTGGGCAATGCTTGGTTATTAACACTACCGGATGTTTTGGCTTGAATGCTTTCAACCCCACCATCACCTTTTGGTGATGATGCTATCTGGAATGTTTTTATGATATCAATCATTCTTTCTGCTTCTGCTAGACTTGTTGGCTTCATAGTAAATGGCAATTGAAAATTTCTAAAAACTGGTCCATTATAAATCAGTTGTTGAAATGAATTTAAAACTCTTCTTGTCAAAAATTCATATTGTGCTTTTCCACTTAAACCAGCAGACCCAATAAATCCAGCGGCGCCAGCACCAGCACCAGCCAATTGTTTATATACGGCATCAAGACCACCTTTAGCTAAATTGGCTAAATTGCTGCCAATGTTTGCTTCTGGACCAGATTGTGGCGAACCGAAAATTGATGTTGTTTCAGTATATCGATTCGACAGTCCAGTCTGAAACGTTCCACCCATACGTATAAATACGATTGGTGATGCCTTTGCTGTGCTTTCACCGAAAGCATTGAAAAATTGAAATCTCGCCATTGGTGTAACAAATCCCGAATGTCCATAATCCGAACCAAAAATTAATAGTTTGTTCGCAGGATAATCAGAACCACCTCTATTCGTAGCAAAAGGAGATAAATCAACAGATGACATGTTTTTTTTCCTAAATTAAATTCATATTCTATTTATGTCATACAAAGGTAAATTTAAACCTAAAAACTATCAAAAGTACAAAGGTGATCCAACAAAAATTGTATATCGCAGTTTGTTGGAGAGAAGATTCATGGTATACTGTGATGAAACTCCTTCTATACTTGAATGGTCTTCTGAAGAAGTTGTCGTTCCGTATTTGTCTCCAATCGACAATCGGATGCATCGATATTTCGTAGATTTTTGGATGCGCTACAAAGATAAACATGGCATTATCAAAGCGGTGTTGATTGAGGTGAAACCAGATATACAGACACGGGCACCAGAAAGAAAGAATACACCGAACGGCAAACCAACTAGACGATTCATTAATGAAGTAATGACATGGGGTGTCAATCAAGCCAAATGGAAAGCGGCAACAGAGTATTCACTTGATAGAAATTGGGAATTTAAAATCATAACCGACAAAGATTTGAGATAAATAGAAGTATGATATTCGATAACATACTCATTCAAGGCGCTAGACAAGGCATCGTTCCCGCAAGAACTGCGGCGGCAAGGGACTGGTACAGAGAAGCGGCTGGCAAACTAACATCAAACATAACTCCTGGCGTTTTTGAGAGAAAAACAGACTCTGCTAGAAAAGTGACTACGATGGACTTTGGCTACATGTACGCATTTAAATACGATCCAAAAACTAAAAAAGATTTGCCGTACTACGATACTTTTCCATTGATCTTTCCTGTAAGAATGGACGCTGATGGATTTTTAGGAATTAACTTTCACTATTTACCGCCAATCTTACGTGCTAAATTAATGAATGCATTGTACTCAACGCTCACAAATAAAAAATATGACGATTCGACAAGAGTGAAGATTTCATATTCTATTCTGCAATCTGCATCTAAGTATAGATTCTTTAAGCCAATGCTAAAGAAATATTTAAGAAGCCAGGTTCGATCACAATTCTTAGAGATACAAGTGAACGAATGGGACATTGCTATTTTTTTACCAACAGAATCTTTCAAGAAAGCAGACACTGGTCGTGTCTGGGAAGACTCACGCAAAAAATTAGGAAGAACATAATATGTCAACAGATGTAGTTTTAGGAACAGTTACTGTAACAGCCTCACGACCTGCAGATTATTCAATAAAAAATCTACGTGCAAAATTGGGTGCTGTCGCCAGACCAAACAATTTTCTAGTAAAAATAAATTGTGCCAAAATACTCACAGGTAGTATTGATGGTACCTTTCAATTTAGATGCGAAAGAGCAGAATTGCCAGGAAGAACAATTGCAACTTCAGAAGATGTGGGTTCTGGTCCAACAATTAAAGTTGGATATGACATGACGTACAACGATATTCAGTTGTCTGTAGTGTGTGCCCAAGATATGAAAGAACGTATCTTTTTTGAAAGCTGGATGGACTATATCATAAAACCTTTTGGAGGTGGTGAGCAAGCTGGAACTATTGGATATTATTCAGATTATGCATTAGGAAATAAACTTACTGTGACTCAACTTAACGATTTTGGTGAGTCAATATTGACTTATGAATGCATGGATGTTTATCCTATTGCAATTACACCCATGAATGCGACTTGGGAAGAAACTAACACTTATCAGCGATTTGGCGTAACACTTGCGTATAGATATCATACGTTCAAGAGATAAACTTTTTTAATATAACTACCGGAGAAATACTATGGCTTTACCAAAAATTAATAACCCAATATTTGAATTGACTTTACCATCAACAGGTGCAACTATCAAATACCGTCCATTCTTAGTGAAAGAACAAAAGATTCTTTTACTTGCTATGGAATCACAAGATCAAAAATCAGTATTGACAGCAATTAAACAGATTGTCAATAACTGCTCTATTGATGAAATAGACACAAGCAAAATTCCAACATTTGACTTAGAGTATTTCTTTATGAGACTCAGAGCAAAGTCAATTGGTGAAACAATTGATTTGAATTTGCGTCATCCAACTGGATACAATTCTGACGTTCAAGAGTGTGACGGCATTACTAGTGCGACTTTAAATTTGTTAGAAGTTGAAGTTGTAAAGACAGAAAACCACACAGACAAAATTGTTCTTGATGAAGAAACTGGCATTGGCATTAAGTTGAAGTATCCTAACGTCAACATGGCTATAGATGCTGGTTTAAATACCGATGACAAACATCAAATGGATCTTGCGACAGATGCAATTATTAATAGTATTGAGTATGTGTTTGATAAAGAAAACATATTCAAGAAAGAAGACTACACAAAGAAAGAACTATTAGAGTTCATCGAAAACTTGAATCAAGACCAATACTTGAAACTGACAAAGTTCTTTGAGTTGATGCCTAAGTTGAAACACAAAGTAGAGTGGAAATGTCAGAAATGTGGATGCAGAGATGAAATCACTATGGAAGGTCTGCAAAGTTTTTTCGGATTCTGATAGGAGGAGAAAGCCTAGCTACCTACTATCAAACGAATTTTTCTCTAATGCAACATCATAAATATGATTTGGAAACGTTGGAGAATATGATACCCTTTGAACGTGAATTGTATATAATGTTATTATCTCAACATATTGAGAGTGTAAATGAACAACAGAAATTACAAGCACAACAAAGAGGAAGAAGATAAATGGCTACGCAAAAAGAATACGAAAAACTGAGTGATAGCGATAAGAAAAAAGAAGATTGGATGAACGCTAAGTGGCGTCCAATGATGGGTTGGATTTATATGCTAACCTGTGTAACAGACTTCATTATCTTTCCTGTATTATGGTCTATACTACAAGCCTCGCTGAAACAACCTGTGACTGCATGGCAACCAATCACCCTGCAGGGCGCAGGCTTGTTTCATCTCTCTATGGGTGCTATTATTGGTGTTGCGGCTTTCGGCCGTACGCAAGAGAAACTAGCAGGAGCAAACAATGGTGGAATGCAACCCATAGGACAAAGCGTGACAACAACATATGGCTCCCATGGGTCAATGGGAATGTCATCCCCATCATCATTTAATAGCGCACCATCAAGTATGGGTATGGGAAGCAACTCAATGGGAATGTCAAAACCTGCAACTGGAAAGTCAGCAAGATTCGCAGAAGCAGACCCAGACTCTGTATTCGACAGAGGGTAATTAATATATGGCAAATGTAGGATACGCAAGCGCACTCGGTGGCATCGCAAAAGATGCTATTAGTGGTGCCGGAAAAGGATTCGTTGGCGGCTTAAAAGGCGCAATGATGAGTGAGGCGCCAGGTCTTACTGGAGCATACGCTTTCGGAAAAGAACTAAAGAATCGTGCAAACGCACCGAAGACAACAAGTTCTGGACCACTTTCATCGGGCGGATCATCTAATCAGTCTTCTAATTCATCTTCCAGTTCAGCTATGGGAGGTGGTTTAACTGCGGGCATATTTACAGTTGCTGGTCAACAAAAACAATCTAATGTCATTAATCTTGAGCAAGTTAGACAACTACGTCAATTAAACAACAATGTAATTAATCAATCTAAACTTATTGCGTTTCAAGTCAATGAAGCAAAAAGAAAAGAATTGTTTGCAGAAGAACTTGCAAATGAACAAGCATTGCGTGATGATAAACTTTTAAACGCAATTCAAAATATTGGTGGTAATGGTAAGGGCGATAGAGGTGGTGCTGGCGGTGAAACAGAGGGAGACAGCGGAGGCACACTTGCATTTGTTTCTGGTTTGGTATTTAAAAGAATTCTCACTACAGTAATAACTGCGGTTGTTAGACACCCTTACGTTGCTGGTGGTCTTGCACTTGGCGCTGGTGTGGCTGCGGCCGCAGCCGCCGCAAGAAATAGACCTGCTCCTCCAGCATCTACTGTCACAGGACGTGATGCACAAAACGATCCAGCAAATGCGGCAAGAAGAGCCAAAGATATGCAGGCAACTGGTAGAACAATTCCAAGACCAGCTGACTACGTTCCTAAACCAGGCGAAAATCGTGGGTATAGCCAAAATCAATCAAGAGCAAGACTAGCAGAACAGCAAAAGTGGGATGCGTTAAATAAAGGCACACATGACCCAGTTACGGGTATGCCGAAAAATAGTATCATAATGAAACCTCCTGCAACAGGAGTAGTTAGTAGTAAATTCGGTGTACGAAAAGACCCTAAAACAGGAAAAGATACACAACATAATGGCGTTGATATTGCTATGCCTATGGGCACTTCAGTAACGCCTGTTGCGCCAGGAAAAGTTGTTGCAGTTACAACAAGTAAAGACGCAGGAACATATGTTAGTGTTCAACATGCCGATGGAAAAATTAGTGAGTATATGCATCTACAGAGAACATCTGTTAAAATTGGAGATGCAGTTGATGGCTCTACAGAAATTGGAAAAAGTGGCGGTGCAGTAGGTGATCCTGGTGCAGGAAAATCAACAGGTCCACATTTACATTTACAGATTAGAGATTCTGCTACTAATAAATTTATTGATCCCGTTTCATTGCCCGGTCTAACACATTTAGTTGCTGGCGCTAGTGTTAAAGGAACAGATTCTACTCCAGTACTAAAAGGACCCGTTTCACAAGATGCTCAACGAAAAAGACGTAATGACGCATATCGTGCTGTAGGAACAGATTTTAATGTCATCACAAATTATGATGGAATGCCGAATGTTCTTAAAGATAAAGGACTAAGTAAAAAATCTACTTCAGCATACGATCAAATATTGGCCGCATTCTCTGCACCATTTGACAAAAATAAATATGGTCCTGGTATAAAACTAGCCGCTGGCGCTGGATTTAAACTTGATGGCGGCGGTGGCGGTACAACAATTAAAGATGATGCACCTGTGTCTGTTCACGATAAAAAAGCATTTGAACAAGATGCAAAGATTGCAAAATTGCAAGGCCTTGATGTAGGAAATGGCTCTGTCAATAAGAGCGTTGCTGGATCTTACGGCAAAGCACTGAACACACAAGCGTTCAAACCGCTATTCCGTTCTAACAGCGACATTATTGCACAAGTAAACAAAACGTTCTTACAGCAGTTTAGAAGTACTGCAACAGCCGCATTCACGCAAGCAATAACAAAAGGTTTATTCCCTAAAGGTGTTGGCGTATCATTTAGTCAAGCTAGTCAAGACGATATGTATCGTGGCCAGCAACTGCAAAAGATTTTTGGGACAAGCGATAAAATCAGTAGTGCTACAACCAAACTGTTAGGTAAACAGTATGGCCCAATGTTTGCACCACTCTTTGATAATCTTGCACAAGGATATCTAGAAGTTGGTTCTAGAATGGCAGGGAAAGCAATTTTCCAAGGCATCGGTGGATTAGACGCAAAAGAAACCCAAGGTATCATGGGGCAAGTTCTTGGGAACTATGCCGCAGGAAATAAAAAATTAGCATTTGAACAATTATTGTTCGGTGCATCTGGTGGTGCAAAGAGTGGTATTGCATTGGGTCCAGAAACTCTTTTCGCTAAGTATGGTTTTGCTAATCCAATGGAAGGCATCTCATACTTTGCAAGCGCATTGGGTGAAAGAGCGACACAACCATTTGCAAAATTAATGGGCGCAGATGATAGAAATAAATCTGTAATATTTGATCCTAGAACTAAACAATATGTGTATGCTGATAGTGGTGCGCCTGCAAGTCAAGCAGACATTAGGGCGGCTGGTGCAGATTACGGTGGTCGTGTAAGTCAGACTCCAATGTTCGGCCCAGGTATGAACAATTATGGTATGCCGGGAGCACCATATCAAACGACTGCTGGTGTAAGAGGAACATATCAGATTAATAATTCTGGTGCTTACAGTCAAATATTAAATGCTAGACCGGGACAAGAAATATCAAGAGCGCAAGCATTCGGATTAACAGACCAACAGCAAGCCGCTGGTGGTGCTAGGTTAATTGCTGAACAAAATACAATGCTTAGAGCGCAAGGTGAAGTACAAAATAAACAATTAGAACAACAGGCTAAGTTAGCAGAAGAAGCCGCAAAGCGTGAATTTGATATTGCAAGTAAACAGGCATCTAGTGAAGCAGAAATGGCTTCAGCACAAGCGGCATACGATAAAGCATTGAATGAAGCTAAGACTAGCACAGATAGAGTAGATACTGATAGAGTCATTGCAAAGTTAGATCAAGTTGGTGGTAAACCTTCTGGTGGTGGAACACAAGTTTTAGATAAAGATGGAAATCCTGTTACCAGAAGGTCAGGTCAGTTGTTCGGTCAAAGTTATGATAAAGAAACTGGTCTAGCAATTAATGATCCAATGAAAGATATTGGAAACTTTGCATTTGACATGGCTAAAAACTTTGCTGGTCAGCAGTTGACTAAAGACATTAAGAACCCATATGCTCAGATGATTGCAAACTTTGCAATTCAAAAAGGTCTGAATGTTGTCACAGATAAATTTCTTTCGCCAGTATTAGATAAAGGTGTAGACTTTCTAGTAGATAAGGGCGGCAGTTTCATAATGGATACTGCTATACCTTGGGTCACAAAGCTATTTGGTTTTGCTGATGGTGGCGTTGTAACTAAAGCAACTCCTGGTGTTTTCGGTGAAGCTGGCGCTGAAGCTATTATTCCTCTTGCAAATCCAACTGCAACAAAAGCATTGTCTGCGGCTATGGGTACAGACAAGACACTTGCATCATTGGGCGACCAAACAGACTTGCTAACAAGCATCGATGGTTCTCTCAGAAGAATTTCGGGGCAAGGAACATCATCTGGTACTGGACTCTCATTCGATAGTGGTCTAGGTGGTCTTTATGGTGGTAGTGGAGGCGGAAGCATATCTAGCGGTGGTGGTAGTGTAATAGTCAACGGTGTTGCTAGATCAAGACAGACACAACAAAAGCCATCAACGATGGATTACGTGACTGCAATTGGCGGTTCTTTATTGAAGAGTTTTGCAATCAATAAAGGCATCGGCATGGCATCAACAGCACTATTTGGTGCTACGCCAGGTGTGCTTGCTGGAAATGCACTTATCTCTGCTGGATTCCCTACTCTCGGAACAATGCTCGGTGGTACAGTCGCAACAGGTACTGGATTGACAGCAGGAGCCGCTGGCGTTACTGGATTAACAGCGGGTGGTGGTGGCATAGGACTTACAGCAGGATCAGCGTCTTTAGGAGGCACTCTCGGAAGTAGCGTTGCCGCAATTGAAACTGGTGTTGCGGCATCTACTGCGGCTACTACAACTGGTGCGGCGGCCGCAGGCGGTTCTACTATTGGCGCATCTCTAGCCGCGGCCGCACCATATGTATTGGCAGCCGTCGCTGTGTATATGATTGTGGATTCTGTATATGGCGGGGGCGGTGGTTCTGCACCTCCACCAAAAGAGCCTAAGTATCATGCTGGAATATATGTAGCAGGAAATAACAACATCAATGCAATTGCGCCTATACTTGAAACAGTTGATTATCATGCGCCACCTGATGTGTATAAAACAATTGCATATGGACTGTTGAGAGTAGCATTCAATGCAACTAAGTCATCAGAAGCTGTTACTAACATGACAGCATCATATGATTTCATTTACTTGAAAGTTCAGTTTGATAAGATATCAATGATTGTTGGTAAAGGAGCGCCTAATTCATCATACACTCAAGATGGTGCAACAGATACATTAAGTTGGCCAGCACCTAGCGAAGGCACAAACCTTAACGCAATCGCAAAAGATATTATTACTTGGGTTAGAGATGACTTTAAGAAACTTGCAAAAGCTGAAAATTTAAGTAAGTTAGATACAGCCGCAGAAGGTTTAGGAACATATACACTTGATGAAATTAGTAAAGGACTTATTCCCGATTTACAACGTGGTAAGTATAAACTAGACCAGAGTAAAGAAAAGGGAATATATGCAAACAATGTTGCAGAGTCAAATCGTATCGCTGAACTAATTAACACAGCCGCCACAAAAGCCGCTTACATATCATCAGCAACGGCCGCAGAGTATGATTCGGATGGTAACATAACAAAAGAAGCAACACCGGGTGGTGAGAATATGGTGTATAGTATGAAACAAGGAAAGTTTGTTAAGAATCCTTTTGGACCTGATGCAATACTTCTCGATCAAAGTGATCGTCCTGTATACAATCTTGAAGGAACATCAGCCGGTTTAACTGTTGACGATTTTGCTAGTGCATCTGTTGTTGGTTCTAACAGACCAGCAAACATATTGGCTGATACTCCAGCAAGTGGTGGATCAACAAGTAATATAGTTGTAGGCCCAACATCAACTAAAGTCGATAACTCTGCTATCACAAATTATTATACACCGACAAATGGAATAATTGACGTTGTTAGGGGCGCAACTCCACAAGTTGGATAAAAAAAGGGGAAGCATTTTACTGCTTCCCCAAAGTCACAAAAGAGATTGCGAAATATTAATCTTCAGCCAACTTCTCAAAATAACTCAAGTCTTCATCATCATCAACTGAGTCTGCAACTGTAGTTTTCTTAGCAGGTGCTGGCGCTGGTTTAGATTCTTGCATCGCACTGGCTCTAGGTGCGTAATCACTGCCAGAAGAAGAACCATCTTCAAGACCAAGCACTTTGTTCAAACGTGCTTTCAATTCATCATAAGACTTAAAGTTCTTCTCACTCAAGAATTCAGACAAGCTGTGTTCTTGTTTCCAGATACGCTCTAAGTCATCTTCATCACCAGACAATGGCGCAGGCGATTCAAACTCAGACTTATCATAGTTCTGATAACCTTCAACCTTACGAATCTTCAACTTGAAGTTCGCACCTTCCCAGAGGTCGAACGGGTTGACAGGAGTTTCATCTTCAAACTCGGGATTCATCAAGTCATTCAACTTGTCGAAAATCTTCTTACCGAATTTGAACAATCTAACTGTTCCGTCATTATCAGGGTTTGTTGGATCTTTGATAACGTAGATGTTTGCAATGTATTGCAACTTACGTTTTTGTTTACGTGCAATGTCTTTGTTAGCATCTGAACCTGAGTTCCAGAGAATGCTATTGTGTTCAGACACTGGGTCTTTCTTGTTGAGTGTGGTCAACGAGTTTTCGATGTACCAACCACCAGGACCTTGAAAGGAGTGATTGAATACTTGAACCCAAGGCACGTCTTCACCTGCGGGTGAGGGGAGAAAGCGAATCGTTGCGAATCCGTTGCCTGCTTTGTCTACTGTGGGTTTCCAGAAGCGAAGGTCTTCATAAGACTTCTTACCTTCTTCTTTGTTGCTGAGTTTAGAAACTGCGTCTGTCAGTTTTTCTAAATCTTTGGTGCGTGACTTTTTCATGTCTGCGAATGATGCTGATGCCATATGTATGTATCCTTGTATGTTTAAGTATTGAATGTATGTTTTGCTTGTCCACTTTTATCATAATCTACTATAGTATATAGTCGATCACAATTCTCTATTCGTGTCAATAGTCGGCAAACCTTGTTCGGTTTACGCATTACTGCCACTACGTCACTACTAGTTCTCTTAGTGACTTTTTCATCCGTGCCGTATCGTAATTTAAAAAGGGCTGGTACTTTTTGCATAGCTTGCTTACCTCTTTGTAGATTGGATCATGTATCATT